CTGTATTGTTAATCCCTCTTAGTCTTTGAAGATAAAGAAGTTGTTTGCACCTAGTGTACATACTGCTCTTTCAGAAAGGAATTGTACTTCCATTGCATCAAGATCACTTGTTTGAGCACCACCTGCTGAACCTGTAATCCACGTTTTGTAACGTCTATCTTCAGTTTCTGAAGCTCTATAACGAACGTGTAGGAAAGGTCTCTTAGCGTTCTTACCAAGTATTTGATCATAAACAGTAGTAGATCCCGCAGGAACTAACAATCCGTTTACTGCTCCTTCTCCTGTAAGTCCACCACGCATAGTTGGATCGTTTAGGTATTTCCAATCAGTCTTGTAGAAGTCATAACCTCTACGGAAACCTGTGAAACCTAAGTTAAGAGCCATATCCTTATCGTTGTCAAATAGTCCGTAAGACGTACCACCCGCACCATAAGAGTTTTGAGTTGCTAACATATCATCTATATCAAAACCAAATTCTCTGTTCAAGAATATAACATTCTCTTCAATAGAACCTTGCTTATCTAATCGTCTGATAATATTATCAAAATCAACTAATGCCGCAGGATTACCTCCTGACCATACATTCCCTCTATCTTCTACCGTGTAGAAAATACCTTCAGATCCCTTGAATCCTGCTGTTGCTGCTCCTGATCCACCTGCTGCGGTAGTTGCAGGAACTGCTTCTATCATTGCAGTCTCAAGATAATCGTCAAAACGTAGACGAGTTTCGTGCTCTGACTTAAGATACCATAAGAATCCGTTTGCACCATTTTCAGTAGTTACTTCTACCCATCCGATTTGTGCCATATCAGAACCTGATACTGCGTACTTATCTTTAAGGATAATTGGAGAACATTCGAAAATCTCATCGTCAGCCTCTAAAGAACCTTGCATTCCAAGAGTTCCTTTCTTAAATTCAGAACCGTATATAAACATACTGTATACGTCTGCTGCTGCTTTAGTTATACCGCCATTTTCATAAATTTGAGCTCTAAACTGACCGCTTACTAAACCTGTTCCTGCATCAGGACCTACAATTGTAACAACACCTTTGTTAGCTGTAGCAGTTGCTGATGAACCTGAATTTGGAGTAAGCATAACTGTTTGACCTACTCTAACAGCAATAGAACCTGCTGTCAAGCCTATGTTAGCACGATTAGGAACTAATACATCATTTACTGTAATGTCAACAGATGTTGCTGCTGCCAATACTGCTGATGTACAGTTTACATACTTAGTGTGAAGTCTTCCTTGCTCTGCCCATTTTATAAGGTCAGAGTTAGAAGGCATCTCAGCACCTACCATTCTAAGGAATGAAGATACTGTACGATTACCATATCTCTCAAATTCTTTTTCATAAGTATCCGGTAGATACTGATTTAAGAAATTGAAATCGGTAATATAATTTGTTGCGAGTGGGACTTGCTGTGCACTTGGCTGCAAATCAAAACCCGGTGTAGCTAAAACGCTTCCTGCCATAATTTTTAATTTTTAATTTTTTAAGTTATTTTTTACTTCTAATTTTTAAACCCCTTCCCGAATCATTATCAAGAGATTTAATTTGCATTCCTCCTTTTGAAGTTAGTTCAGGTGTTTTACGCTCAGACATATTAATGTTTTTTGTCTTACGTATAACATCGTCAGTTGCTTCTGCTTTGCCTTGACTATAAAAGAAATTGGCAAATTTTTCAGGATTCATTGCGATAGACAAAGCTTTGTGGTATCCAACTGCATCTTCGATTAAACCCTCCTCATTTAAGAACTTACTTATAAAGTTCTGTGGGTCTGATTGAATCTTTTTTAACTCAGTTGCATCGCCCGGAGAAAAAGTAATTTTCTTATCGTCAAGCGTGAACTCAAAACCTTTGAACTCACTTCCGAATACATCATCAGTTTTCTTATTAAACCAATCACGCTTTCTGCTTATTTCTTCCTCGTAAGTCTTTGCTGACTCCGTATACTGTTTATATGCTTCAAGTTCTTCCTTATCACTTTCAGAAATAGAACTCCCACCTGACTCAAGGGGAACTCTGTATTTTTCCTTCTGATCATTGAAATAGCTTTTAGCTTTAGCAATAGTCTTTTTTCGTGCTATTTTGATTTTCTTTATATCTGAATCTTCATCTAACTCCTCATCAAAGGAATAATCCTCCATAAGCATTTCGATGTCTTCGGAATCTAATCCTTCTTCAGTTTCCATAAGATAATCTCTTAGCAATTTTTCAGAATCCATTTCATCGTGATTAACTTGCAGTTTTGCAAAATCATCGAATCCACGACCTGTATCTTTTTTGTACTTATAATAAGCTGCAACATCTTCAGGCATCTCTTCAGATTCCTTTGCCGCTGTCAACTCATCGAGAGAACTTATATCTCTACCGTACTTATTCTTAATAAATGAAAGAACGTTCTCCTCAGTTAATTCTTCTTTTTGAAGTTCAACTTCAATTTCTTCGTTTTCGATAACTTCTTCTGATACTACTTCAGTATCATCGGTAAAGGTATCTTCGTGCTTTTTTAATAACTCTTGCTCTACTTCTTGTACAGACTTCGAGTCAACAATTCCTACATCTTTTACTTTAAATTCCATTTGATTATATTTTATGCAAATTTAAACAAAAAATAACTATGTTTTTTTTTATCTGCTTATTCGCATATAATTCAAAATATCTGCTTTTTATTATTCTATCTAGGATTAAACTCAGCTAGGTCAAAACCATCTAGACTATCTTCGTTAGATTCAAAGTTCATAGGTGGTAAATTATTTTTTCTTTGGTTTATTAATTTAGATTGCTCAGAGTTTTGTTGGCTAATTCTACCTGACTTAGCTTTTTCTCTTTCACCTTCTCTGTTCTGTAGTTGATTAGCTTCCATACCTCTAAGCTGCATATTCATTTGGAATTCTTTATCCATAAGCTGCTCCTTGAATAGTACTTCATTTTTCATCTTCTCGATTTCAAAGGCTACTTCAGCTTGTTTAAGTTGCATTTTAGATTGAGTCTCCATTTGAATCTTCTGCATAGCAGTCTGTGCTGCCATCTGTTGAGATTGCAATTGAGATTGAGATTGAATAGCTTGCTGCTGCATCTTCATTTTTTCTTCTCTTTCTTGTTTAGCTTTACGCTTCACCTTCAATAGCTGATTAGCTAATTTAAGATTTCTAATCTCACGTATATCTATAGCATCTTCAAGATTAATATCACCCTTAGACAATGCCATTTGAATGTTCTGCTCAAGTTGAGCCTTCTCTTCTTCGTCAGGAGAAATATCAATAAATATACCAAAGTCATATAGGTATAAATCATTTATATCATCCAATATACTTACATTGTACTTGCCAATCTTATTTATAAACTCATCTTTAAAGTCAGCATACTGTAGTACATCTGCAACTCGATAAGACAAAGCTTCAGCAATAGTTTTATACATATATAAACTTGCGTCTAGTACATGCCTAGTAGCCGTATTTGAGTTAGCTGCTGCTAACTTCTGCAACCCAACTAATGAATTAGGATCAGGAGAACTTCCGTCTCTAGCTTCATTAAGTCCTGTTACGTTTCTAATTTGGTTTAAGTAGTGATTGTAATTACTTATAAGCATTTGTGCCTTAGAAGCACCTGAGTTAGATGTTAACTGTTGTATAGGAACTCTAGCATTATTAAACTCGCCATCACCTGTATAGCTTCTGCCAATAACACTACCTGTTTGGAAGTACAATCTTAATGCATCTTCAGGATTATATGCAGCACCCGTACCTAAGTCAACTTCACTTAGACCATCGGCATCTATGAAGACACCATCAGGTACAACCCTAGATATAACCTGCTGTAGTTTAAGGTGAGTTATTTGCAGCAAATCAGCAAATGGAATCATTCTTCTAACCAACGATTCTATACTTCCCTTATACATTCTTGGAGCTGCTGCTACATAGTTAGGAAGTGCGTGTTGACTAGCCGACTTTGGTCTAACCATATTCTCAGCCATTTCCCATTTAAGAATTATGTTAGTACCCATAACCATTACGCCATTGTACCAAACATCAATAGTCTTTTCTACTTTTTCAAACGACCCTTCTTCCATCATTTCTTCAGGTGGATTAAAGCTATCGTCTTTCTCTACCATAGATATAGCTCCGCTTTCTTTAATTTTCTTTTTATAGACAATTTTTTTAGTTGTCTTATAATTGAAATACATTAAAGTAGTAGTATCCTTGTAGAATATATCGTTGTTGTAATACTGAGCTACGTTATAATAGTCGTACCAAGACTGCCCATATTTAGATATCTCTTCTAAATCTACATTGGTTAGTGTTGGATCAATCTGCTTAATTTCTATTATTGGAACTGTCTTAATCTCTCCCCAATAGAAACAATCTGTAAAGTTAGGATCTTCCGTATAGCTATATACTACATTAGCAGGGTCTACATAATCTACCTTAACTCCCGATCCCGGTAAAAACTCAGTCT